CTTGTTGATGGCGTTACTCCATCTTTCCATTGCGGAACGAATCTTGAAGTCGGTGTCGTTGATGACGGTGACAGTCCAAGGTTCGAAGGTTCTGTCTCCAGCGACGTGAAGAACACGACCTCTAAAGGCAACGGGAATATCCCCGACAGTCGAAGCAGGCAGTTGAGATGCCTTAATCATAAAACGCATTGTGGCCTGAACATCTTGTTCATTCCCGGCGATGCCGAGACCCTGTGGAAGTTGAATGTCAACTTCGAACAGATTGGGTCTGGCACCACCACCAACTAGTCTACCCTTGAAATCATCAATGGTTCTTTCTCTAAATCTGATAGCCATTTTTAAAAAACTCCGTTAGTGTGTTCTTGTTATAATCAAACTCTACCAACGACTTCTTCAAACGCAACACCAGTTCTGGTGGCAACAAAGGTCAGACCAATGAAGTTGATGGAACGGGCGGGTTTGATGAAGATGTCAGCCTTGAATTCATTAGCATCAATAACGTCAGGAGTGTTATTTGTTTCATCACAGATAACAACGAAATCGGTGATACCTCTCTTCGCTTGAACATCGCGGAGATAAGGCTCAACGATGTTACGGAAGTTTGCTCTAGTGATATCGTCGTTGAACTCAAACAGTTGAGTTCTTGCAGCGATCTCAATGGTAGCTTCAAGTGTCAGGAAGAGTCTTCTAACGTTAATTCTGTCAAACGCGGAAGCATAACCAAGACCAGTCTTGTCACCGAAGAGGACGAATCCGCCACCAGGTGAGAAGATAACTGGGTTAACTCTTCTGGTATACAGGGTGTCTCTTTGAACCTTGCTTGGATTGTAAGCAAGTTTAACGGTGTTCAGGATAGCACCTCTCTGAGTACCAGCAGGTGAGAACCAAGGATATTGTTCCTGAGAGGTTCTTGCCATCAGACCAGCAACATCAGCGTTCAGTGGGATATACTGGAACTTGTTGTTGAATCTATCGAACTGATACTTGTAACCACTATCAAAGACGACGTATGAAGATGAAGTCAGTGCATCGAAGAACTGAACAACATTATCGGTCTGAGTCTTGGAGCTGGTTACGTCAACAACTGATTCTCTGTGTGGAGAAACAACTGCGATACAATCCTTTCTTCCTTCTGCAATAGCAATCAGTTTATTTGCCTTTGCTTGTGAACCTTCTTTATCGTTAGGAACACCAGGGCCGTTGATCAGGAAGTTGACTGCGTACTCAGCTTCGTTTTCGAACAGTTCGTAACCACCGATGATGTCACCGAGAGTTGTGGAATAACCACCCTCGTTGTTAACACCAGCGTAATCCTTACCACCTACCAGGGTGTAAAGTTGGTTACCAGCAACGTTGAATACGATGTCTTGAGTATCGGTTCCCCAAACATTCTCAGTAGAAGTTGCGGTGAATCCAGTCTGAATACCAGATGCGATAGAACCGTTACCAGTCGAAACACCAACAAACAGATAGTTGGAGTTGTCTGCAATGTAGTCCTTGTAGTAAACCTTGGAACCAAGTGAGTTTACAGCGTCTGTAGCCTTAGAAAGGAAGGCGTGTTTCTCAAGAATGGTTGAAGAGTTACCACTGATTGAACCCTTGTCGTCGATTACGACAACGTGCAGTTGGTCGTTCTTGGAGTTTCTTGCATCGGAGAAACCACTGGTTCCTGGTTTTTCAGCAACCGACTTCCAAAGAATCTGACCGTTATCCAGTTGAATGTACTGGTTGTCATACCAGTCAAGGATGTCAGAAGAAGTGAGGGTTACTGAGGTTTGAAGACCAGCAGCAGGAGCAGCAAGAGTCGAAGAAGAACTCAGGATGGAAAGACCAGTTCCTGGAGTTGAAGTTGTACCGAAACCTACGTTAGAAGCAGTACCTGAGGCGAATGCGTATGCACCACCTTCGGTGTAGGAAACGGGGAATACTGAACCAGCAGCTGAAACTCTATTGATGACCTTAACGTCAATGGTGCTGACTCCGATACCAGTAATGATACCCTGGAGATAACCATCATTGATTGAGGTAGTACCAACACCAGCAACAACTGAAGTGGTTGATTGAGTTACTGCATATCCAACTTGCAGAGCAGCAGTTGCAGCAGCACCAACGGTGAGTTTCTGGTCAGCAGCACCGTCAATAACAGCAACTTTGAGTCCATTAGCCCAGGTTCCTGGGTTTCTGGAAGCAAATCTGTAAGACGAGGTTGATTCGTAGTTGTTCTTGTAATCTTCGTATGACTTGATTTTCAGTGTTGAAGTTGAGGCAACACCGACTGCGCCAACGTTGGCGTTTCTCAAGTTAGCACCGTCAATTCTGGCGACTCTAAGAACACCACCATACTGGAGATAGTTGGCAGCGGAGTACCAGTATTCGTACTGTCTATCCGAAGAGATTGGTTTACCGAATAAATCTAATAATTCTTGCTCATTCTCAACGAGAATTGGCTCAAGAACTGGGCCTTGTGAAAAAGGACCGCAAATGGCACCCGTTTGATCGCTCAGAGCGTCAATTCTCCCAACGGTAAGGTCAACCTCCCTAACCTTTACCCCTGGAGATACTAAGCCGATGTTAGCCATTTAAGTCTCCCTAAAGATGTCTCATATTTTCTTGAAATATTTATAATTTTGAGCGCTTTTGAGTGGGGAAATCGCTAGTGAACACCTACCAGTCAGGATATAACCACTCAACGTTATCCTTTTTCCTACCTTCAGAGATTCTTTTTATGGTGCAAGGTTTACACTCATATGAGTATGCGGATGGAATATCTCCTCTACCTTTACGGGTTTTGTAGAATCCATCTCGGAGATCTTTGACCTCACCACATACTCTGCACTTTCGTTCGTGGAAGAATAAATGTTCTGACTCAAACTCTTCTTCTAGATCTATCATCTATATTCCCACATATAACTGCGGTCACCATATTCATCTGTGTACCATCTATCACCATCACTATCAACAAATGACTCATCATCAAAACCATTCAGGATAAATCCAAACGGAGCCATATCTTGTTCGATTTGGTCTCTCTGGTCCTCGTAAATACGCTTTCTAACATCTTGGTCGGTAAGCTCTTTAAAGTAGTCTTGGGCGACCAGCCACGCATAGATAACGAGACACATTGCAAGGTCATCATTACAACCTTCTTCTGCCTCAAACGAATGATGCTTCTGGATAAATGTCGTAAGTTCTGATATAATATCGTAGTCAGTAAAAATAAGTTTATCGTCCTCAATCAGAGTCTTCAAGTTTGAACATCCAAGTTTTTTTACAACCTTAGACATCTTTACTCCAAGTTGAGTTTTCTGTCCAGAGAAACCTTGACCCACAATCTGTCCAGCTCTACCTCTCATTGAACACATCAACAGATTATTATATTCTAGATCATAGTGAATAATACTTGCAACTTGGTCACCAATATCATTTACCTCACATAAGACAAACGCATTGTTATATGCTTTTGCCATCTCGTGAATAATACTTGGGAACAACATTGGTTTGATTTCGTTGTTCTTATATTTTGCTACAACTCTATGTGGAAATGTGGTGATGTCTACAATAACAAATGCAGAATAGTCAATTCCAACGCCGCGAGCCACGTCAACCGTAATAATGTAGTCGTGTTTATCAACAGGTTGTAGATAGATATCTAATCCCTTGTTTTGTTTGATTGGGTCATCATAGACCATCGTTCGAAGTTTTGATGCATTGATAAGAGTATCAACAGAACCTAGGAACTCACACTCAAACTCAACCTTGAACTGTTGTTCTGAAGTGTTTGCAATCGTTTGTTTCTTCCAGGCATCATCACGACCAGGAACTTCTGACCAATGAACGTCCGTTGCAACATATTCGTTCTTACCCCTCTCTGCGTCGTGCCAGTACCGATAGAAATGGTTCATACCGTGAGGGGTAGAAACCATAATTACTTTTGTGCTTTTACCAGAAGAAATAGTAGGATAAACAGAGGCAAAGAATTGGTCCGCGATATGGTTTGGAATAAACGCGAATTCGTCGAGGAAGATGACATTATACGAACCGCCTCGGACAGCAGACGCAGATGTAGAAGCTGCCAATATCTTACTGCCATTTTCCAACTCCAAACTACCTTTGTTCCAGGCTAGAATACCCTGTTGCATCCAATTTGGCAGGTTTTCGTATGCAAGTTGTAACCTACTCAGAAGGTCTCTGGCCGTGGATGCTTTGTTTGCTAGGATAGCAATGTTAACATTATCATTGAAAACAGCGTAATGTAAAAGGTAAGATACACAAGTCGTTGACTTACCAGTCTGTCTTGGCATCTTACAGATGTTAAATCTGTTTTCGTGAAATCTCCGAATTAACTTTTCTTGAAAGGGATACATATTGAACCCAACAAGACCTTCATCAAGAGAAACAATCTTGATATAATGTCTTGCAAAATAAACGGGATCTTCTTTATACTTAATGAACTCCTCAATCTGTTCTTGAGTGAATTCAATTTTGGTATTAGCCTTCTTTAGATTCGGGTTACCAAGATAAATGTTATCAGCCATAAAATCACTCTAAACTATCAGAAAGACCTTTCATCCCAAAAGATGCTACCAACTCTTGTTGTTTGTAATAAAGTTTGCAATAACGTTTTGCCATTTCTTTGGCATCTTCCTCACTGAGTTCATCAATCATTCTGCAAATTTTTTCAAATTCAAAAGTCTTCTCTAAGTTATCTAGTTTTAAGTCAGATAAGTCCATAGTGCAATAATATGTGTATAGTATGTATTCAATAATTACCTTTGTTCAATCCAGTTAAGTACCGCAAGTGCTGCTTTGTTGGTGTTGGGAGATGCACAAGCAAGAGTGTAAGTATCACTGATTGTACCAATACCCGATCTTCCAAGTTGCAATGTCGCTTTACTATCAACA